ATCACCCCCTTGGTCATAAATCGCCTCGGTGCGCGAAATAGGCCTCCTGTAAAGGAGATTTCCGCATGGCAAATACGTTTGCGCCTATCGGTTTCGCCCAGTATTCAGGCGCTGGATCGGCTCCAACCTACGAGCAGACCATCGCCTCGATTGCATCGGGCAATACGACCCCAATTTTCTTCAACGACCCCGTGATGCAGGCCACCAACGCCACTGGCGTAGGCACTGGCTACATCACCCAAGCGAGCGGCCCAATCACCCTGACCGTAGCTGCTACGGGTATCGTTACTGCGGCCACTGGCGCAATGACGATCACGTTCACCGCGATCTCGTCAAGCACCGCAAACATCCCAACCTTCGCATCGACCAACTGGGCAGCCCCAGTGGGTTCCGTTGTGGTTGTGACCAACGCCACTGGCGTTCCAAACGGTGTCTTCACGGTGACCTCGGCCACCTCGACCACTGTCGTGGTTCAAAGCACCACCGCCACCGCCGCGACCTCGTCGGCCTCGACCCCCGTGGTCACCGTTTACATCCCCGTGGCTGGCGTGTTCACTGGCTGTAAGTACCTGTCGGTATCGCAGAAACGCACCGTCTGGTCGAACTACTGGCCTGGCTCGGACGCTTCGACCGATGTATATGCCTACGTCATCACCGACCCGAATGCCCGCTTCACCGTGCAGACTGGTAACTCGAACACCACGGCGACCGCTGTCGGCCAAGCCAACGTGGGCGAGAACATCGGCTTCAACTGGCAAGATAGCACTGCAACGGGCGAAACGAATGGCCGTACCTCGACTGGTATTTCCACCATGTTCGCTGACCAATTCACCCTGTCCTCGACTGGTGTATTGGGCGCAAACGCTGCATTGCCGTTCCGCATCATCGCGCTCGCCAACTTCACGCCTGGCCAAACCTCGCCACTGGCTGGGATCAACGGCAATGACGTTACGAGCGCGTACAACGAGATCATCGTTGGGTTCAACAATGCAATGCCTCGCAACTTTGCTGGCGTGTAAGGAGATAGAAAATGGCTGTCAATCTTTCAGCAATCAAAGACCTTCTCCTGCCAGGCTTGCGTGGTATTGAAGGCAAGTACGAGATGATCCCATCTCAGTACGATAAAATCTTCACGAAGCACAACTCAAAGATGGCGCTTGAGCGCACCGCAGAAATGCGCTTCTTGGGCTTCGCGCAGTTGAAAACCGAAGGCGGCCAAACCGCATTCGACAACGGCGCTGGTGAGCGTTTTATCTACAACCAAGAGCATACGGAAATCGGCTTGGGCTACGCGATCACTCGCAAGGCCATTGACGACAACCTGTATAAAACGCAGTTTGCACCCTCGAACCTCGGCTTGGTGGAATCGTTCCAGCAGACCAAGGAAATCTACGGCGCGAACATCCTGAACACCGCAACCACCTATAACGGTGCAGTCGGCGGTGACGGCGTGGCTCTGATCTCGACCTCGCACCCAATCGATGGTGGCACGGTCGCAAACCGCCCCACGACCGATGTGGAACTGAACGAGGCAACCCTGCTGAACGGCATGATCTCGATCCGTACCAACTTCCGCGATCAGGCTGGCCTGAAGGTCTTCGCTCGTGGCCGCAAGTTGATTGTCCCGCCCCAACTGGAACCAGTCGCAATTCGTCTGACGAAGACCGAACTGCGCCCAGGCACAGCGGACAACGATGTCAACGCGATCATGTCCACCGCTGGCGGCCTGCCAGAGGGCTACATGGTCAACGACTTCTTGACCTCGACTGGCGCATGGTTCTTGCTGACCAACATCGACGGCCTGTCCTACATGGAGCGGGTAAAGTTCGAGACGGACATGCAGGTGGACTTCGTGACGGATAACTTGCTTGTAAAAGGATATGAGCGTTACTCGTTCGGGTACTACAACTGGCGCTCGATCTTCGGCTCGTTCCCAACCTAAGCGAAAACTGGAGGGGGTTTCGGCCCCCTCCGTCATCTAGGATCAATCGGACGATCTGACCGCCCTAGCGGACTTTGCACAGACAGGCCGTCCATATCGTGCAAAAGGAGCCTCAAATGGGCAAGACTACTTTCACTGGCCCGATTCGCGCGGGCAATATTCTAAACACCTCTGGCACCACCCTCGGCCAAGACGTTAAAAACGTTGGCTCGGTTGTCATGGTTCAGGCTTACCCAATCACCCAAGCCCTGACTGCGACCGCGCTGGCAACCACCATTGTGCTGCCCGCAAACAGCCACATCCTGAACATCCAAATGCTGAACACCACAGCGTGGGATGCGACCAACACCCTGAGCGTTGGCACATCGTCAACCGCAACCGAGCTTGTCGCCCTGACCGCGATGACCGCTGGCCTTATTGGCCTTAACCCAGGCACGGATGCCACGCGCACCGCGAATTGGGATGACACTGGCACCACCGACAAGCGCATCTGGGTCAAGTCGGCCAACACTGGCGCAGGCGTTGGCACCATCACTGTTCGTTACATCCAAGCGCACGATCTCGCATAATGGAAAACGGCATCCGCGTTGGGAACAAAAAACCCTCGATGACCGTCGATAAATCGGTCGATGTGGGCAAGCCTTCGGTTACCGAAGACTTCACCCCGCACAAGCCCACTGGAAGCCGCACCGTAATGGGTGGACAGGCAGTACATGGTATGCCACTGATGTCTGCGGCTGCGGCCAAGGCAAAGTAACAGGGGGGCCTCACGGCCCCTCAACCCCATCTAGGAGACAAGTATGACCCCCGTCACAATCTCAAAAACTGGCACTGGGCGGAGCGCGGTCATTGCGTCTGACAGTTTCCAAAACCCCTTCAATGTCGGCATTGTCGCCGTGGTGTCTGGCACGGCCACGTTCAACATTGAAATCTCAATGGATGACCCGTCAGTGGTGACCCCATCTGTGTGGGCTGTTGACGCTGGATTCTCGGCCAAAACCGCATCCACCAATGGCTCGATCACCGTGCCTCACCACGCCCTGTCCATCAACATCACCTCTGGCTCTGGCACCGTCACAGCCTATGTGGTTCAGGCGGGCATTCGGTAATGGCAAAATCGCCCGCATGGACACGCAAGGAAGGCCAAGACCCCAAGGGTGGCCTCAACGCCAAGGGGCGCGCATCAGCCAAGGCGCAGGGGATGAACTTGAAGCCCCCAGCGCCGAACCCAAAAACTGAAAAGGACGCTGGGCGCAAGAAGTCATTCTGTGCTAGAATGTCTGGCATGGAAGGCCCCATGAAGGACGAGACGGGAAAGCCAACCCGCAAGGCGCTCTCCCTCAAAGCATGGAAGTGTTAAAAAATGACCACCAGCGGCACATACGCATTCAACCCAGGTCTGGGCGAGATCGTGCTTTACGCATACATGAACTTGGGCATCCGCCCAACGTCACTGTTGCAGGAGCATATGGACTCGGCCCGCATGGCGACCAACATGATGCTGTCCCGCTGGTCAAATCAGGGCGTGAACCTCTGGGCGGTTGACCTGATCACAACGCCACTGGTGGAGGGCCAAACCACCTACGCCGTTGAACCCAACACCGTCATGATCCTTGATGCCTACACCACCACCGATCAGGGCATCGACCGTGTGATCATGCCGATCAGCCGCACCGAGTATGCATCGTACCCGAACAAGGAGCAGCAGGGCTTCGTCACATCCTTCTGGTATGACCGCCTGATCTCCCCCACCATCACGCTGTGGCCAGTTCCTGATGGCACCTCGTCCACGATCCTGAAGTATTACCGTGTGCGCCAAATCCAAGACTCAAACCTTCAAAACAACGAGAATGTCGAGGTTCCGTACCTCTGGCTGGAAGCGTTCTCTGACGGCCTCGCATACCGACTGGCGCGCATCTGGAACCCCCAAATGGCCGTTGCCCTGAAGGCTCAGGCTGACGAGAGCTACAGCATCGCGGCGAACCAGAACGTGGAGAATGTCGGGACATACATCAGCCCCATGATTGGCGGGTATTTCCGATAATGGCATACGCATCAAGATCAGGTAAGGCGAGAACGTCACGGGTATCCCCGCAGGCTCACGCGATCTGTGATCGGTGCGGTGGCCGCTACAACCACGTCAACTTGAACTGGCAGTACGACTGGGCTGGCGCGTCCATCATCAACAAGCGCATCTTGGTGTGCAGGAAATGCATGGACAACCCACAGCAGCAGCTTCGCGCCATTGTGCTGCCCGCAGACCCCATGCCGATCCTGAACCCGCGCCCAGAGCAGTTTGAGCGCGCCGAGACGGATTACCGCCTGACAAGCCTGCCTGCCACCATGAACCTAAAGACTGGCCTCATGGTGCCAGAGGGTGACACCCGCATCACCGAAAACGACAAGAAGCGTGTCGTTCAGCAGACAGGCTTTGCGAATGGCAGCCTGAATGAAAGACCTGGCACAGACCCCAATGCCCCAGGTGACAATGACCCAGGTTTGCCGTATGGTAACACTGAAGTTCCAGAGACAGGGCCGATCTGATGGCGAATATTCAAATCCCAAACCTCCCAGCCGTTGCCGCCCTTTCTGGGGCCGAACTGTTTGAGGGTGTTCAGGCTGGCACATCCGTAAAGATCAGCTTGGATCAGGTCATCGCGGCAAGCCGCAGCGGAAACCCCACGACACTCCCCATCCCAGTCAGCTTGGGTGGCACGGGTGTCTCAACGATCACTGGATACATCAAGGGAAGCGGCACCACCCCATTCACGGGATCGGCCACCATACCCAATACTGACATCACGGGCCTTGGCACGATTTCCACCCAGAATGCCAACGCCGTGGCAATCACGGGTGGCTCTATCAATGGAACAGCTATCGGCGCGTCAGACCCATCCACCATTGCGGGAACCACGGGAACTTTCACTGGTGACCTGACCGTCACAAACGCAAATCCATCCTTGTCTTTTTTTGAGACGGGAGTGACTGCTAATAGGGATGCCAGAATACGCCTGAACGATAATGACTTGATATTTGAAACGGTTACGGACGCTGGTATTCAAGTCCAAGAGAATATGCGTATCGAATACACTGGAAATGTGGGCATTGGCACCGCCTCTCCATCCACTTTACTTGACGTTGCTGGCGCTGTAAATATTGCCCTTAGTTCAGCAAACAGCGGTTTAACAATCACCCAAACTGGCTCTGGTAACGCACTGGTGGTCGAGGACAGCGCAAACCCAGACAGTACGCCATTCGTCATCACGACCACGGGCGAAGTTGGGATTGGAGTTGCAGCGCCCACCACAAAGCTTGATGTCGCTGGCGCGGTGAACATCTCTGTCAGTTCAGCAAACAATGGCCTGACAATAACCCAAACTGGTGCGGGCAACGCACTGGTGGTTGAGGATAGCACAAGCCCAGACAGTTCACCGTTCGTTGTGAGCGCAACTGGAAACGTTGGTATCGGCAATGGCACCCCCGCCGCCAAGCTTGACGTTGTGGGTTCTACAATCATCTCTGGCGACCTCACGGTTGATACAACCACCCTCTATGTTGACGCTGGCAACAATAGGGTGGGCGTTGGTACTGCCTCGCCAAGCACAACGCTTGATGTCAGGGGGAACGCTCGCTTTGAAAACGATAGCCCCAGCATCATCCTCGCTGAAAGCGACTCCACAGACACCGATGCCAGATTTCGTGTGCAGGCTGGAAGCCTCTTGTTTGAGACTGTTACAGACGCTGGAGTGCTAGTTCGTGAGAACATGCAGATTGGCTCTACGGGCAACGTTTCAATTGATACCAACACCTTGTTCGTTGACGCAACAAACAATCGTGTGGGTGTTGGCACTACCACTCCCGCTAGTGCGCTTGACGTAGCGGGGTCAGTTAATCTCTCTGCGTCCACCACAGAAGGCCGCTCCGTTAATGTGGGTATTGGACGAACTGGTAATGGAACCGCCGCTGTAGACTTAGTTGGAGATGCTACATATACCAGTTATGGCCTGCGGGTAATCCGAGACGGGAGCGGGGCGAACTCAAACAGTAATATTATCCATAGGGGTACTGGAACACTTGTTCTGAACGCCTTTGAGGCGGGTGGCATAGAATTTTACACAACAAACACTCGCGGGATGCGTATTGGCCCTACACAAGCTATAACTATGGACAACCTTGCTGGATCAGGGTCACGCGCAGTAAACGCAAGCCCCACTGGCGTATTGTCGGCCACGTCTGACAGCCGCTTGAAACATGAGGTTGAGGGCGCGCCAATCCCAGGTCTGGCTGAAATCATGCAGCTTGAGCCGAGGGCGTATCAGTGGCTTGACGACATTGAAAAGCGCGGTGAAAATGCGTCAGTCGAGATCGGTTTCTTTGCTGATCAGGTCAAGGACATCATCCCGTCAGCCGCCCCGATGGGCAACGATGGGTATTACGGGTTCTACGACCGCTCGGTTGTCGCTGCCCTGACTAAAGCTGTGCAAGAGCAGCAGGCTATAATTGTCGCTCTTGAAGCCCGCCTGACCGCCCTAGAAAAAATACGCTGAGGAGCTTGCGATGGAGGTTCTGGAGTTTCTCATGAAGTGGGCAGTTGCTCCAGTAGCTGCCATCGTCTTTTCGATGTACACCCGCCAGCAGTCACACGCCACAGACATTGCCGTGTTAAAGGCCACAGCGACAGCCAACAAAGAGGCCCACGACCGAGAGTTCAAGCAAATACAGGACAGCTTCAAGGCTGTCTTTCTTAAACTGGATGATATTGAGAGGGCATTACGCAAATGACACGCACATTTGGATCACGCAGCACCAAGAACATGAATGGTATCCACCCTGATTTGCGCCTCGTTCTGGACAAGGCGTTGCAGGACAGCCCGCTGGACTTCGTGGTAATCGAGGGCCTGCGCACCAAGGAGCGCCAGCAACAGCTTGTTGCCAGTGGCGCATCAAAGACAATGGACAGCCGTCACATCACGGGCCACGCAGTCGATCTGCTGCCCATCGGGCCTGACGGGAAACCTGCGTTTGACTGGCCGCTGTACAACCAGCTTGGCCCCGCCGTAAAGAAGGCTGCCGCCGATTTGGGTATCGAACTTGATTGGGGTGGCGACTGGAAAAAATTCAAGGACGGGCCGCACTTTGAGCTTGACCGCACGGCGTATCCCGTGGGCGAGTGGGAAACAAAGGCCAACCCACCCAAGGAGCGCACCAACGCCGCGCAGTCCACCACAATGCAGGCTGGGGCCGTGCAGATCGTGTCTGGCGCTGGCGCAGGCATTGCCGCCGTTGGCTCGCTGGATGGCACGGCCCAGATCGTGGCTCTGGCATTCGCTGGCGTGGTTATGCTCGCCGCCCTGTGGATAATGCGTGAGCGCCTGCGCAAGTGGGCAGACGGGGATCGCTGATGCTCGGATGGATCAAGCGCGCCGCTGTCTGGGTGGCTGGGGCCGCCGCAATCATCTTCGCGGCGTGGATGGCTGGGCGGCGAGATCAGCGCCAACAGGCCGCCGTGGAGACTGCCGAATCTTATATTAAAACCCGAAAGGAAATTGATGATGTTGAAGATCATATCGGTGATGACCCTGCTGTGCTTCGTGAGTGGCTGCGCCAGCGCGGCAAACAATAACGCCGTGTGTGATGGCACCGCTGAGGCCCGAACAAAACACGCCGCCGCGCTGGCCAATGACGGCGGCGACAAGTCCGTTGTAACTGGCGCACTCCTGATCAACATGATTGATGTGGTGTGCAAATGAACCGATCTCAAGTTCTTGATACGGCAAAGGGCTGTGTCACCAAGGATCGCGCCGCGACCCATGGAAACATGGAAGACAATTTCGCCACCATCGCAAAGTATTGGTCTGTCCACTTGGACATCCCCATCACTCCAGTTGATGTCGCAGTGATGATGGCTCTTCTGAAGGCGGCAAGGATCAAGACAAACGAGGGACACGAAGACAACTGGGTTGACGGGGCTGGGTATTTTGCCTGTGGCGGGGAGCTTGCAACGTCTATTGGATAAGTGGCGAATTTAGTCTATAGTGCCTGAAAACGTAAGGTGACCTCATGGTTGGACTGACATACGCAACGTACAAGACGCAGATCGCGGAAATGGCCGTAGTCGCGGAGGATGATGTCAATTTCTTGGCGATCCTGCCCTCAATGATCGACTACGCCACCCTGCGCATCAACCGCGACCTTGACCTATTGGTCACATCAGCCTCCCTGCATGGGGCTGATTACAAGCTGACGGCGGGGAACAGAAACCTGTCTTTCAACCAGAACCTTCCAGATGGATCGTACTTTGTCGTCAGCGAGCAAATCAACCTGATCACCCCCGCTGGACAGACCGATCCAGATGCCAATGGCCGCACCCCACTCCTGCCTGCCACAAAGGAGTTTTTAGATGCTGTTTTTGGCTCTTCGGCAATCGCAAACAGGGCGCAGCCAAAGTATTTTGTGCCATTCAACGACACGCTGTTTCTTGTGGGGCCAGTGCCAGACGTTGATTACTACGTCGAAGTTGTGGGTACAGTTCGACCTGCGCCGCTATCTGAGGATGTCCAAACCACGTTCATCAGCCAGTACCTTCCAGACCTCCTGATTATGGCATCCATGATCTATATCTCGGCCTACCAACGCAACTTCGGCAGGCAGTCAGACGACCCGCAGATGGCGCAGAGCTACGAGAGCCAGTATGGGACGCTTCTCAAGTCAGCGATGGTTGAAGAGGCCCGCAAGAAATTTGAGGGTGCGGCGTGGTCATCTCAGGCTCCTGCCTCAGTCGCATCACCGACACGGGGGTAATGAATGCCACACGCGAGCCTCAAGCTAATCCCAGGCGTTGATCAAAACAGGACACCCGCCCTGAATGAGGCGGCCATTTCTGAAAGCAACCTGATCAGGTTTGTGCCTGATCGGCAGGGCCTCGGCTTGCCGCAGAAGCTTGGCGGGTGGACGCAATTCATCTCTGGAACCCAGACATCAATCGTACGCGCGCTTCACTCGTGGGCTGACGTGAACGGCACATCGTACTTGGCAATTGGCGAGGAGGATGGACTTAGCGTTGCAACCGCCGATGGTTACTCATCCTCAATATCGCCCCAATTTTACACATACAATCTGCCAGTGTCAGTTGATACGACAAATGGTTCCGCGACAGTCACCATTGACGACACCAACTCAAACATCTCGTCATATGACGGCATAAACATCATCACCCCGATCAGCGTGGGCGGCATCATTCTGTCTGGGTATTATCAGCCGATTGCGCTGGATGACGACTCTTACCAAATCATCGCCCGCAACATCATCGGCCTGACGACACCAGCAACGGCAACTGTGTCCAATGGCGGCGTGGTTCCAGTGTTCGACTCCACGAGCGGGCAGTTGAATATTGAGGTGACGCTACCAAACCACGGGTACACCGCTGGTTCGACGTTTGCTATCTTGGTGCCAGTGAGCGTGGGTGGCTTGAGGCTTTACGGAAATTACATCGTACTTGATACACCCGCACTGACTGACGATACGTTCTACATTGCGGCTGGAAACTCTGCGACATCGACGCAGACAGTCTCGATGAATGGCGGCGCTGCCAGAATTGTCTACTATGTCGGGCAGCAAAACATACCTCCAGCGGGTGGCTTCGGGGATGGCCTCTACGGAAGTGGTGGCTTTGGAACTGGCATAACATCAAGCGGTGGCCGCCAAATTGCCATTGACTCAATATCGACCTCAGACCTTGTCGCCACAGCAACGATAAGCCAAGTTTTGTATGTTGCCCCAGGGACGCAGATCACGATCAGCGGTGGATCGGATTACAATGGATCGTGGACGGTCACCGCAGCCACGTCTGGCACTACAAGCACATTCTCATTTGATGTGCCATCCAACTACGCGACCGATACATCCTCAACTGCAACCGTAAGCTCTTGGGGCTTCCCTCCTGGGGTTTACAGCACTATCAACAGGAACGTGTCGACACCGCTGGATGTTTACGATTGGTCACTGGACAACTGGGGTGGATTCCTGATTGCTAACCCAGCGGGGAGCGGCATTTTCTATTACGACACTCTGGGCGGTGGTGACCACGCAAACGTAATTCCAAACGCACCCAGTATCAATCAGGGCTGCTTTGTGGCTATGCCTGAGCGTCAGATTGTAGCCTACGGATCGACATTTAACGGCATCCAAGACCCGCTATTGGTGCGATGGACAGACATTGGTAACTTCACCAGTTGGGTGGCCACAGTCAGCAATCAGGCTGGCTCGTTCCGCATCCCCAAGGGGTCGAAGATCATCGGCGGTATGCAGGGGCCGCAGCAGGGCCTTATCTGGACTGACACCAACCTGTGGTCGATGCAATACATAAACCTGCCACTGGTGTATTCCTTCAACGAGATTGGTGCAGGGTGTGGCCTGATCGGTCGCAAGGCCATGGGGACTATGGCTGGCATCGTGTATTGGATGTCTCAGAGCCAGTTCTACGTTCTGGCTGGCGGTGGCATTCAGCCCCTCCCCTGCCCTGTGTGGGATGTCATCTTTCAAGACATAGACACAGATTATGTGGACAATATCCGCTGCGCGCCGAATAGCCGCTTTGGCGAGATTTCGTGGTTCTATCCTACCACGGGTTCCAATGGGGTTCCAACAAAATACGTCAAATACAACACCCTGCTCCAGCAGTGGGATTTTGGAACGCTGACCCGCACGGCTTGGATCGATCAGGGCGTGTTCGGGCCGCCGATTGGCGCGTCAGACGATGGCATCATCTACCAGCACGAAACGTCACAGAATGCTGGCGGTGCTAGAATGGACTCATACGTCCAGACTGGATACTTTGCCCTCAACGAGGGTGACCAGATGACGTTCCTTGATCAGGTCTGGCCAGACATGAAGTGGGGATATTACGGTGGGGACAACAACGCCACCGTCAAAATCACGTTTTATGCCGTTGACTACCCAGGTCAGACCCCCAGAGTTTATGGGCCGTACAGCGTGACCCAGTCCACCGAATACATTTCCCCCCGCATCCGCGCCCGATTGAT